TTTATTTCAAGTATTCCACCAATAACAGTTTTGTTACCACCCTGTTCGGTGTAGTTCTTTGTGTTATAGCTCATTATTCGCACCTCCGTTAGGCTTTCTGCTGAAGTACCTTAATGGCTTCAGGCAGAATCAGTTTTCCGTCTACACGCTGAGTAGCTACAAAACCTATCTGGCCGGTTACAGCATAAAGCTCATTGAGTCTCTTAAAAACTCTACCTTGACGGTCAGCTACCCAGTAATAGCTGAAATCACCGAATGCTATTGTCTTCGCTCCGGCTTCAATAGTAGGCACATAGGAAGATGTAAAAAGAGGGCGATTAAGAATAGTATCCGGAGTTCCAGCCTGTATAGATGGCTGCCATAGGTACTGACCTTGACCGTCTTTCAGCTTACGAATTGCCTTTACTGTTGAGTCGTTCATGATAAATACAGACTTATTACGATAAGGTGCTTTTAATGAATAGAACAGGTCAAGCACTTCATCGAGAGTGATAGCTGTTGCACCCGCAGTAGTGACACCTAACTGTGCTCCGCCTGTTGCCGCAAAGATGCCGTTTGGTTTACCAGAACCATCGCCAATGAAGAAGGCCTCCTCTTCCTTGTTACCGATACGTCTTGCAAATTCTCTTGAAATATATGCTTCAAGCGGAAACACACTATCATTTAAAAGCTCCTCAGAAACCTTAATCATCGTACCTAACTTATAGGCTCCAATAGATACTTGACCAAAGCTATCGTCACTTTCGGGAATTGCACCTTCCTCATCAATCCATGAGGCTGTGCCCTTGGATGCAACCACCGGAATTTTTCTATCGCCGGAAGCGGTGGTAATAACTTTAGCCAGTCTACGGAAAATATTTTCTTCCTTAAGAGATTCCACAAGTGTTCTCTCAAACTCATCAGGCACCAAGTATCCACCTTCTGAATCTGTGCCAATTTGAAGAGCGTTTTTTACAGTGGGATCAAGTCCCTCACCGGCACGTGTACGCATGGCATTCCAGAATGCTTTTCTGTACTCGTCGGTTGCTCTGCCGGTTTTGCCTTCCAGTTTGGGAGTGGCAGGCTTACCTGTCAACGGATTAGCCGTAGGAGCGTTAAGTTCCGCATCCAATATGGTCTGTTTTTCCAACCGGTCGATTTCCTTGCCAAGGGCAACTACATCGGCTTCCATTTTGTTATACGTTGCCTCATCCTCAGCAGAAATCAAACCATCTGTACCACGCTTGGTATCTAAGAACGCTTTGGCAGCGTCCCATGCTTTGGCGCGTTTCTCGCGCAGTTCTAAAATTTTGTTCATAATCTTTTCCTCCTATTAATGAATAATGTTGTTGAGCCGCTTTTCAAGAGAATCAACGGGTGTAACTTTTTTAGTAGGTGTTTTATTGGGGCATATTTTATCAAGCAACGAATTTGTGACTGCTCTTCTGCTAAAAGCATAGGTGAAGTCATCTTGCTGAATGCGCTTTTTCTCATCCTCCAAAATTCCGTCTGCAAACCCAAGTTCTATGGCTTTGTTGGCGTTTAGCCAAGTTTCGGCATCCATAAGGTGGGAGAGTTTTGTTCGTGATTGCCCGGTTTTGATTTCATAGGCGTTGATGATGCTTTCCTTCACCTCCGAGAGCATAGAGATTGCTTTTTGCATTTCCTCACTGTCGCCGATAGCAATGGTCAGCGGATTGTGCACCATCATGAGAGCGGTAGGAGCCATTAGAACAGTTGTGCCCGCCATCGCAATAACGCTCGCCGCTGATGCTGCAATACCGTCTATCTTAACAGTGACGTTACCGGGATAGTCCATAAGCATAGCGTAAATCTGACTTGCGGCAATACAGTCGCCGCCCGGTGAGTTCAGCCAAATAACAATGTCACCCTCGTCGGCACTAAGCTCCGCTTTAAATGCCTTTGGGGTGACATCATCATCAAACCATGACTCTTCGGCAATTACGCCGTCGATATAGAGCGTTCGAGCACCGGATTCTTCATCCCGCACCCAGTTCCACCAGCGTGAAGCCGGACTCGTTTCGCGCACTTGGCTTTGTTGATTATTTTGTTTTTGTGCCTGCGTTTTTACTTGCATTGAAATCCTCCTTTTCTGTTTTATCGGGTGCAGGCTCAGCCTGCTTTGCGAACGCACCTGCGTCCTGCAATTTGGTCATCGCACCATTAATGAGGTAAAGATCGCCTCCAAGTTCCACCGGTATTCGGTCAAGATTCTCAAGCTCTCTTATGTCATTCGCGCTCATCCAGCCATTTTGTCTAGCAGTTGCGTAGCCACTCATACGGCTTACATAATCACCTCGAAGCAGACCGTCTACATTAAATTTGATAAATACAGTGGGTTTTTCACTTGCCATGAGGAGAGAACGGCACATATTTTGTTCCCAACGCACTACCCAAGGGTCAAGTGTATATTTCACAAACTCTAAGGATTGCTGCTCAATATTTGAAAAGCTACTTTTCTCAAGGTCAGCAAGCATATGTGGTGGCACTCTAAAAATACGGGCAATTTCATTAATCTGAAATTTCCTTGTTTCAAGGAATTGCGCTTGCTCGGGAGGTATACCTATTTGCTGATATTTCATGCCCTCTTCCAGCACTGCCACCCTATGAGAGTTTGTTGAACCTTGATAGGCAGCATTCCAGCTGTCTTTTACCTTTTGTGGGTCTTTGATTGTGCCAGGGTGTTCCAACACTCCACCTGGAGCTGCGCCATTAGCGAAGAACTTCGCTCCATATTCTTCTGTAGCCATCGCAAGTCCTATGGCATTCTTGGCCATTGCAATCGGCGAATAACCCATCAATCCATCAAAACCCAAGCCAGGGATATGAAGCACATCGGATGGGTCGAGATAGACCAGACTGTCTTTGCCAAGGGTGGGTGCGTCCTCTACACTTCGCTGATACAAATAAAAAAGCCGTCCGCTTTTGTCACGGTCGACTGTCATTTTATTTGGCATAAGGGGATAAAGAGCAATAACCTCACCACGGGCATTTCGGATAATCTGTGCATAAGCATTGCCCCATAACAGGAGATGGCTCATCAGCGTTTCACGGAACGTGAAGGAAGCCATCTCTGGATTTGGCTCATCGTGGAGCAATCTATATAACGGATGTTGTAAATGTTTCTCTTTGCCACCACTATCGTTGTATTTATAAACATGAAGCGGTAGTCCGGCTAATGTTTCAGCCAGTATTCTCACGCATGAGTAGACCGCCGTCATCTGCATTGCCGTATTTTCATTGACAGGCTTTCCGGCAGTAGTTCCTCCGAAAAAGAAACTGTACCGACTACCGCTCAGACTATCCTTAGGCTTATCACGAGCCTTAAATATTCCTTGTAATATCCCCATTGACATCACTCTCCTTAAAAATGGGCATGAAAAAAGCACCTATTCAGCAATAGATGCTTTTATGTGTCTTATTAATTAAGATTAGGCAGCTTTAGTTCTCCCGTCTTAATTTTTGCTATTGTTTCTTTTGCTTTAGCAACTGCTTCCGGTAGAACTCTTGGGTCCGACCCGTCTATTTGCTCCAAAGCGTATAATACTTTTTCTGATTTAATAATTCGGATAGCTGAATTCACCCTTGTTCTTGTGCCACCTGTGTCTTTATCGTAATACCCGTGTTGGTTTGAATGGTATTCATCTATTAACTTGCTTTTTAGTATCTTATCATCAAGTTCTTTAATCCTTGTTAACAAATCAGCCATGTTTAATCCTAAAAAGGACTGACCCGCAGATTTTATATCATCATTAATTTTTTCAATGCTCCTATGTTCTTTTTCCATCTTTTACACCTCCACCTTTCCTTAATTATAGCATGGAAAAGTGCAGCCGGCGTATGATTTTAAAGAATCAAAAGATGGCTGCAAATCAAAATATTAGTAAACCCCTTTCATCATAAACAGAAGAACCCGCACCTCCGCCACAACGAATTGCACGGTCGAGTGCCATAATAGTTGCTACGGCACCGTCAATTTTCTCAGTTGACTTTTCCTTGTCTGCCTTGATATTTCCGGCAGGATCAGTTCGTATATAGATGTTATCCATCATCCAGCGAAGAACAGGATGACCGCCATGAGCAATTTTTTGTTCCAGTGTCAGTTTCATCAGTTCTTTTGTGGGTGGAGACATATCCTTAAAGCCCTGCCCAAAGGGCACGACTGTAAAGCCAAGACCTTCAGGTTCTG